GCCATCCGGCCCCAGGCTCATCAGTGCGTCCGCTGTCGTCGGGCGGAACTTCGTACCGAACACCTTGCCGCCGCTGATCGCATCTACCGCCGCGATCGCTGCCAACACCCAGCCGACCACCGGCACCCAGCTCAGTCCCGCCGCCGTCGCACCGAACGCACCACCCGCAGCCGCACCGAGTGATGCGCCGCCAGCCACGCCAGCCGCCGTACCGGCAATGCCGGCGCCCAACGCGCCATAGCTGATCGTCGACGCCGCCGTGCTGAACCCGCCACTGCCTTGCTGGCTGCCGTAGTAAGCGCCGAGCAAGCCACCGCCGATGCTGGCGTATGGGGCGGTGTAGCCGCCCAGGCTGAAGTTGCCGCCCATAGGTGCGTAAGGCGACACCGTAGTGCCGTTGGCATACAGCAGCGAGCCGTTGGGCATGTTGTAGGCCATCCCGGCGCCACCGAGGCCAGGGCCGGTGACCAGCGTATTGCCGCCGACAATCGTGCCGCCGCCCCACAGCCCACCGGTGCTTGCCCACTGATACGCCTTGTAGGCAGACACGCCGTTCTGCAGGTAGCCGGCATAGCTGCCGTTGCTACTGCCGGCACCCACCGGGCCAGTGGCGCCAGCCGATGCAGTGGACGCGCCGCCAGCGGCGCCCAAGAGTGACCCTGCGACGCCCATCCAACCGCCACCGTAACCGCCATAGCCGCCGAAGATGCCGCCCAGCAGCGGCTGCAGCACACGCAGCTGCAGGAACGTGCTGATGATCTGCGCCACCACGGACTTCGCCGCGTCGACCAGCCCGTGCCAGAGATCCCCGACCGACTTGACCTCACGCACCAGGTAGTTGCCGATCGTGTCCGCCGCGCTCTTCGCTCCCTGCTCGATGACCTGGTAATACCGCTCGGCCGCGCTGGTGGTGGTCTCGTAGGACTGCACCTTCGCCGGGGTGTTCTTGAGGTCTTCCGCCTCCAGTTGATTCTTCAGCCGCAGGCGCTCCGACAGTTGGTCGTAACGACGCTGGAGATCCTGTTGCGCCTGGTCGAGCGGCACGCCCGCCCGGACCCATTCCTGATAAGCCTGCACGGCATCGCGCACGCCGGCGTTGTACTCGATCTGCTGCGCAGTGAGGCCCGCGAGCTTCTCGCGCATCTGCGTGTTCTGCTCATCGAGCGTGCGCTGGCTCTGGGCGATGTCGGCATTGGCGCGTGCCAGCTCGTGGGCGGCTGAGGCCGCATCACGGCGGGCCTTGGTTTCGGCTTCCGTCGCACCTTTGTCGCGCTTGGATGCTTCAGTCAGCGCGTCGAGTTGCTTGGCGTTTTCGATCAGCGGTGCATACAGTGCGTTCAAGGTGGCGATGCGCGCACGACTGACGTTGTTGTCGCCCTTGGCCTCCTCGGCAGCAATCGCGAGCGATCGCGCATATTCGAGTTGTGCCGCCTTGCCCTTGCCGTAGGTCGCGACCTGCTTGGCGAGTTCCTCGTTCTGCTCCATCAGCGACTTTCGCAGCTGATCGAACCCAGCTGCCTCATCGCGCGCGCCTTGGTCGAGCAGATCCAGGTTGTCCTGGAAGGCTTTCGCGACGATGCTGGCATTGATCTGGTCCTGCAGCTCGGCCGTGGCATCGCGCAACGCGATCACATCGCGTGACGCATTCGCTGCAGCGATCGCCATCGTATCGAAGTTCTGCGCACCGGTGACCGCTGCACGGCTCGCCTGAATGGCCTCAAGATGCGCCTGCTTCGCCGCCAAGGCAGAACGCTGTACATCGAGTTGGGCCTTGGCCTCATCAATCGCGGCCTGGGTAACTCGACTGTGCGCAGACGCCAACTGTTCCGATGTTTGCCTCAGTTCTTCCGCCGCTTTTTGGGCCTCGCTCTGGCGAGTGGCCAGGTACACGAAGGCCGCCGCCGCCGCCAGGATCACACCCGGCCAACCGCCCAGCAGCGCCAGCAGCGATGACCCCACCTTCTGCAACCCGGCCATCGCCGCGCCAGTGGCGGTGGTGACGCCCGCCAGGCGCGTCTGTGCCGCGATCTGTGCCGTCGACGCCGCCGTCAGCGATGCCTGCACGCCAGCTTCCATGCGGCTGATCGCCGCCAGCTCACGGATGGCCAACGCCTGCCTGGCTTTGGCTGCGGTGAGGTTCTCCGTCGCGATCTGCTGGTTGCGCACGGCGAAGCTGAGGATGCCGGCGGCGTTGGCCGCATCCAAATGGCGTTGGGCCTGCACGATGTCGGCCTGGGCCACCGCCAGCTTCGCGATCTGCTCGGCGCGCAGCGCCTGCACGGCCTCCAACGCGGCGACGGTCTGCACCGACTTTGCCCGGGCTGCGTCCACCGCCGCTGTCGCTGCCGCACGCTCTGCGGCGGCGGCGGCAATCTGGCCACGCACCAACTCCGCCATCCGTGACGCGTAGTTCTGGATTGCAGTGACAGCACGGCTGCCCAGGTTGAGCAGCACGGCAGCACCAAAGAGCCCCAGCCCGACCACCAGATCATCCATGTGATCGGCGATCTCGGCGATGCCGCGTGCCAAGAGGCTGGACACACTGAGCGCCTGATCAGTCTGGCCCACGAACCGCTGCACGGAGTTGATCAACATCGTCCAGCTGCGGTCGATCGTCAGCGGCAGGTCAGCGTATTCGGTGCGCAGCGTCTCGGCCTGGCTGGTCAGCGACTGCACCACTTGTTGCGCTGTGATCAACCCCTCGGCGCCCATCGCCCGCAGCTGCCCGATGGTGACCCCCATGCCGTCGGCGATCGCCTGCGCCAGGCGAGGCGTCTGCTCGAGCACGGAGTTGAGCTCATCGCCGCGCAGCACACCGCTGGCCAGGCCCTGGGTAAGCTGGGTAACGGCAGCACGGCCAGCGTCAGCCGATACATACGACAGCGCGATCGCCTGCTGGATGCTCTCGGTCAGGGCGGCCGCCTTGCCGAATGCCGCAGCGCCGGATTCGCCCATGCCGTTCAGCGTGCGTGTCACCTTGCTCGCCAGGTCTGCGGTGCTGGCCAGGCTGGATGCCGTGCGCTGGCTGATGCCGTAAGCGACATCCTGGACTTCATTGAAAGCCACCGCGTTCTGGGTCGCCTGCCGCATCTGCGCGCCGATGTTCGCGTATTCGTCGGCCATATGGGCGATACCGCGGCTCAGCTGCACGATGGTAGCCGCGCCGATGAAGCCAGCGATCTCGCTGCGCACGCGCTGAAGCTGTGTGCTGATCGACTCGACGCCCATGCGGGTGCGGCCGAACGCTGCCGCAGCCTGATTGCCCGCCTGCTCACCAGCCCGGCCGACCTCACGCTCGCCGGCGGCGGCGGAGGCTGTCGCCTGATTCAGCGAGCTGGCGTTGCCGGTAAATCGGATGCCTACGGAGTATTCAGTGCTCACTGCGGTATCCTGTGGCCATGCGCCCCATCCTCACCGCCTCCGCCATCGGCTTTATCATCGGCTTTCTCATCGCGGGCTTCGTGATGGGCGTGTTTGTCGCGTGCGGATTCGGCTTCGTCGCCAGCATCTGCGTCATCATTTTTTCGGAGCGGATCGCGGAGCGGATCATCGCGGAGCAGCTCGCGAAGCGGCGTTGATCACCCGGGCGGCTACCCGCCCCATCAGCTGCACCCCGGCCGCAACCACATCCCATTCCTTTCGGGCCACCCTGGCCAGCCGGATGGCGGCGAGGATCTCCGTGGCGGCGATCCCGCCGCACACCACGCCGTGCATCGCGACGTGCATCGTCAGCTGGCAGCGCTGATAGATCTCCACGGTTGTCCAGTTGCATGCCAGCACCTCGATCTCTGCCGAGACGGCCGAGGTTGCCTCGGCCGTCTCCACCAGCTCGGCAGGCGCGCCGGCCGCTGCCAGCTGCGCCGCCAGGCTGTCACCGCCATCGTCAGCGGTCGCCCCGTCGCTCAGCGCGCGCGCGACCGATTCGAGTTTTTTGCGGGAGCGCCTGCCAGGGACTCGAAAAACGTACGCACGGTGGCACCCGCATAGGACAGGTCGGCCTTGATCGCATCGCGTGCGGTCTCGAACGGCAGCGGGTTGCCATCGTCATCCGTCACCTCCGCGACGCCGACCAACACCTGGTCGATCACTTCGGCGTCGCTGGGCGAGCTGGCCAGCAGCGCGTCGAAACGCTCGCGATCGATGTGGCGGAACTCCGCCACGAAACTGGCTTCCTGCGACCGGTCCGCGTCGGTGCCGAGCAGCACCAGGTGCACGCGGGCTTTGAATGTGTCCACTTTCTTCAGCTTGAGGCTCATGTGCGTTTCCTTGTAGGGGATGAAAACGTGTTGCGTGGGGGAAATGCCCGTCCTGTGTCAGCGACGGGCCCGGGGGATCAGGGATCGTCGTCCTCGGCGGCTTCCAGGCGCAGCTCCCACTCATCGTCGCCGGCAAGCGTCGGCACGAAGCTCAGCTGGGCATCGAGCGTGGCGCGGTCCTGGTCATTGCCATACGTCGGCTGCAGGAGCTGCACGTTGTTGCTCACGAAGACCACGCGCGTCTCATCTTCGGTGCCGTGGGCAAACTCCAGGTTGCCGACCGTGTTGGCCTTCGTCGCGCTGAAGTAGTTCTTCTGCGAGATCGGCGGCGCGAGGATCGACACGCTGCCCTTGGACTCCCGGTCGGTGATCTTCACTTCCTGCTCGCCGGGGTTGTCGAAATACGTCACGACGTTGCCCTGGTCGAAATCGAAGGTCTTGAACACGGAGTCCAGCGAATGGACCTTGACCTTGGCCGTGTAGTCGAACGTCACCGGCTGCGGGATCTTGAACTTGCTCCAGCCGCTGGGATTCAGCGCGGCGGTCGACGTGGGCACGTTGTAGAGCCCGGTGAACTGGAACGTCAGGTGCGGAATCTGGCCGCTCTCCACCTTCATCTGGAAGCTGCCGCGGGCACCCGTCAGCATGTGCTGCTGGCCGTCCATGTTGAAGTACAGCGTCAACGACTCATTGCTGTCCGTCTGCGGGGTGTAGACCACCGACGTGTCTTCCACGACCGTCTCTTTCACGCCACAGGCTTTCATCAGCAGGCCCCAGGCCGGGGCCTCGCCGAGCGTGCCGCTGCCGACCAGCTCCACGTCGAACTGCAACATGCAGTGCACGCCCACGTGCAGCTGCAGGTCGTTGCCGAACGTCGGGCGGTCGAGGTTGCGGCTGATCGTGCTGCCTTCCAGCGGGCTCAGCGACGCATTGCTGGTCACGATCGCGCCGCTGCCAGCCGCGGCGACCGCCGTGGCGTAGATGGTTTCGGCCATCGCGATCACGAGGAGGGATTTGCTGCGCAGGGACATGGCTTACTTCTCCGTCTTCTTGGGCTGCGGCGCGGGTGCGGGCGCGGCCGGCGTGGGCTTGGGCGGCTGGCTGCCGGCGGGGAGCGTGCCGGGCACGGTGCGCAGCAACTTGCCGGTCTTGTCGCGGTATTCGGTAGTCATCGGATATGTCCTCTCAGAGAAAACGCTGGGTCACCAGCGACAGCCGGGCGCCGTGGCACACCACGCCGGCAAAGCTCACCGGGCCGGCGTCATCCAGCTGCAGGCCGGCTTCCTTGCCGCCCGCCAGCGCACACTGGGCGACGGTGCCGTCCAGGGTGTCGTTGGCACGGAACGCGGCGCGCAGCTGCTCGATCAAGTCGTCAAACACCAGCTCGCTGGCGTTGGCGTCGTCGAACGCCATCACGCCCTGGATGCGCCAGCGCAGGTACTCCACGCTGCGCGGCTGGATGCGGTCGGTCTCCACGATCTGCTGCCGGCGCACGAACCAGCCCAGCAGACCCTTGCCCGGTGCCTGGTACATCGCCTTGAGCGACGGCATGTCCTTGGCATAGCGCTCGCGATCCTGCACCACGCCAATGCCGGGCACGGTGCGCATGGTCGCCACGATCGCGGCGCGGATCTCTGCGGCGGTGCTCATGCCGGCGCTCCGACAAGACGGGCAGCGATGCGCGTAATCCCGTCTTCAAACTTTGCCGTCAGCGCACCCTGCAGGCGCGCGTAGGTCTGCTGCCACACCGGCTGCGCTTCAGTGCCAAAGTGGCGGATCCTCCAGGCGATGCCCTGGGCCATGTTCTCGGCTTCTTCGTCACGCAGGCCAATGCGGGCTTCCACCCAGTCGGTCAGCGCCTCGATCGCCGCCGGACCCACGGCATGCGGCCGGGTGCCCAGCTCCAGGTACTCGGCATAAGGCTCTTTGCTGGCCACCAGGCCGAGCACGTTGTCAGCCAGCGCATGCTCTTCGCGGAACACCGTGCCAGCGACGCCCGCGCCGTGCAGGCCACCGGCACCGCGCGGCAGCTTCTGCATCAGCTCGCCCTGCACCAGCAGGTCGCACTCGGTGATCGTGCGCAGCATTTCCTCGCGCGTGATATCGGGCGCGCGACGCCACAGCTCGACAAGCTGCATCAGGCGACTGGTGTCGACGACGATATCCATCAGCGCGGCCAGTTCCGGGTTGGATGGAACATGCGGCGGTTGCCCAGGGCATCCGGCCGCTCCAACTGCACGGTCACGCTGGCGCCCTGGGCGCGATCGCTGGGCGTGTCACCGACCACGCGGGTGAACGCCGCGGCGTAGTCCTTGGCGAGCGCACGGAAGCGATCGCTCTTGGTCTTGTAATCCACCGTGTCAGCGGCGATCGTCGGCTCGCCCTCGGTGGCGTAGTAGCTGGCCAGCTGCAGGCACAGGAAGCTGGCGGCCAGGCTGGCCACCGCCTGGCGGTGGTGGCGCGGCACCGTGTCGTCTACGGCATCGACCAGCTGCGCGCCGGTGTAGGTCACCCGCAACAGCTCGCCGGCATCCAGCACCACCGGCAGCTCGATCTGTCGGCCGGATGGCTGGGCGTAGAAGCGCACCTCGGACAGTGGCAGTTCGCTCGCCGGCAACCGGCCCACCGGGTACTCGATGGACACCAGGCGCGAGTCCGCCGTGAAGCCGGCGGGCACGTCGATGCGCACGCCGCCGGGGGACGTGAGATCGACCACCACATTGCGCGGCTGCGCGTGGGAGTACTGCGCCAGTGCCGATGCGATCGCTTCGTCGCGATCGGCGGGCGTGAGGACGTCGCCGCGATCAGCATCGCGCACAAGGGCGTCCACAAGCGTCTGGAAGTCAGCGAGAGGCATCGGCGGAGTCGGTCTCGGGGAAAAGGTGGCCATCCCTGGCCAGGCACGCACGGGGGGATCAGTTGTCGTCGGGGTCCGGGGCGGGAACCACAGCGCCATAGAAGCCGCGGTAGTCGCGGACAGCGCCGCTGTAGATGTGGCGGATCTTGTATTTGATCTGGTCGTTGCTGAAGAGCGAGCCCTGGGTGGGCAGGTCCTGCACGAACAGCTCGGGATCCTCGCTTCCGTAGAAGCCCAGCTCGACCAGCGGCACCTGCGCGTTGTCGGCAGTGGCATACCAGTTGTTGGCGTCGGTCCAGTGGTCGACCACGTGCACCGTCGGCTTGCGCGACTGCACGAAGGTTTCATCGTTGTTCGTGTCGCGCTTGAACATGTCCCACGCGGTTTCTTCGAGATCGGACGGGACCACCAGGTGGCGCAGGGTGATGCCCAGGCGCTTGGTGCTGGACAGCTCGGTCTGCTGCTTCATCGCCAGGCGCGCGGCGGCAAACGACGTGGCGTCCAGCGCCGCCGTGCCGAGGTTCTTGTGATCCGAGTGGAACAGCGCCTTGCCGTCGTAGATCGCCGAGTTGCTGTCCAGGAACGCATACACGAACTCGTACAACGTGCGACCGGCAGCGGTGGCCAGCGCGCGAGGGATACGGCGCAGCAGGCCAACATCATCGTTCGCGATGGTCTCCAGCGAGATCGTCTCGATGCCACCACGCTTGGTCACCGCGTAGCTGGCCGCCTCATCACCCGGTGACGTCAGGGCCGTGTAGGCACCGTTCTCGGCCACCGTGGGCAGATTGCCGTAGCCACCCATGCGGGTGCGTTCCTGGGTGCGGAAGTCGGTCACCGGCACCACGTCGCACATCCAGCGCCAGTCGCGATAGGACTCCAGCTCGCCGTACTCGCGGATCATCGCGCGGGTGATCGAATCGCCCAGGATGTCGCCGAAGGTGCTCGAGCTGATCGCCTCGCGGTACTGGTCGCCGCCGGCTGCCTCGCGCAGGCGGTCGCGGTCGACGTGCTGCATCAGGCCGGTCACCTGACGATCGCCGGTCAGCTCAATGTAGCACTCGCGGAACGACATGGCGCGCTGCTTCGGATCGAAGAAGTCATCCAGCATCTTCGCCATCTTTTCCGCACGGCCTTCGCCCGCCTCGACGAACTGACCCAGCCCAGTCACCTGGCCACCGCCGGCCACCTTGCCCAGGTAGTCGCGTTCGTCTTTGATCGCCGCCGCCACATCGTCGGCGGTGAAGCTGGCCGCCTCGCGGAAGCGCTCATTGAGGCGCATCTGCGTGGCCAGCGGCAGCTTGCTCTCGGCAATCGCCACGCGGGCATCGGCCCGCGCCTCGATCATGCGGGCGTGCTCGGCCAGGTCTTCCTTGGTCAGACCGGTGCCGGTACCGGCATCGGCACCGGTGCCCACCGCTTCGCGGTACGCGGCCAGCACGTCGTCATCGCTGGCATTGGCCAGCCCCTCGGCCCGCTTCGCATCGCGGGCGCCAATTTCTTTGATCATCTGCGAGCGCAGCATCGTGTCATCCTCGGGGTTGTGTGCTTCAACGAAGCGGATCAGCTGACCACCAGCGCCTGGCTCGATGATCAGATCCACGCTGGCCACCTTCGTGATCGAGATGGCCTCACGGAATTTGCCGGTCTTGCGGCTCTTGCCGGCGGCGTCGATCGACAGGCCGAACAGGTCGGTCATGCCACGCTGCACGGCCTCACGCAGCATCGGTGCGACGTCGGCGGACTCGAACACGTCGAACACCGCCTGGATCTCGCCGCCACCGGCCTCGACGAACGTGGCATCACTGAGCCGGCCGACCAGCTGCCGCACGTCCTTGCCGCCGCCCCTGATGTGCTCGGAGTCACTCTTCACGAACACGCGGGCGCCGTTGAACAGCGGCGCGGCCTCACGCAGCACCGCACGCGGGTAGGTCACGTTGTTGAGCGAGGTGCCGGCCTTGATCACGCGCACCAGGTAGCGGCTCGGCTTGGCATCCGCTGCATCGATCGCCTCGATGAACACGTCGCCGCTCAGGGCGGCCGGGCTCACCCGGCCGCCCGCCTGCTCGCTCTCGGGGGGGGTGTTTTCGGGTGCTGCTTCCCGCACCGGCTGCACACCGGCAGCAGGCACGTGTTGCATCACCACTTCGTACGGGGTGCCCAGGGTGACCTGGTTGTTGTCGTCGATGGTGTAGGGGTAGGCGTACTTCCGCCCCTTGTTCGACACCACGGCGCGATCGGCATACAGCGCCTGGATCCAGTTGTCCCCTTGCGGATAGGCCGTGCGCAACGCCGTGCTCACCAGGTTGCTGATCTCACCGAACTCGCCAGCGGCAGCTTCACGCAGGGCCACCTCGCCGACGATGCCCTCGGCCGGGATCGTCGCGCGCTTCACTTCGCTTCCTTCCAGACGCGGCGATCGTCCTGCAGGACGCGCTCGGTCTTCGTCTCGGCAATCACCTTCGCCTTGCCAGCGGCAGCCTTTTCGGCAGCGGCTTTTTCGGCAGCGGCTTTTTCGGCGGCGGCCTTTTCGGCAGCGGCCTGGTCAGCCACAGCCTTGTCAGCCGCAGCCTTGTTTGCGGGGGTCTGCTTTGAGGACATCGTCGTCTCCGGATCGCATACATGGCGAGGAACGGAAACGAATGTCGCGGATGGACAGTGGCGAGTCTTTTAACGCCGGTTATCGACCCGGCAGAGGCACCTTGTGCACGCCGCCGCGGGAGCCGATCCGGATCATCTGGCTATCGCCGAAGCTGCTGCCGTCGACGACAGGAATGGACAGGCAGCCGCAGTTGATCGTGTTACGGGCGCTGCCGTTGGGGTCGCGTGGAAACTGCAGCGCTTCACCATCGACCAGGTAGGGCTCATCGTAGCGCCGAATCTGATTGTGCGCAGCCACGTGCTCCGGGCGGGGGTGCAGCTTGCCACTCTTGAGCCATCGTTTGCGTACATTCGGCACCACGCTGGCCGCCTGATGCAGGGCTTCGTCCTGGGCGATTGAATGGGCCCGGCCGATCTCTGTGTACGCCACCGTCATCGCCCGGGCCCGCGGTACGCCACCCATGATCCGTTCCACGCGCGTGATCGTGTCCGACAACGGCGTGGCGCCGATGATGTGCTGGATCAGTGCGCCATTGAGCTTGTCGAGTGCGCGGCGGCTGATGTCCTCGATGCGGTCCGTCAGCAGGCGGCGTGCGGCAAGCAGTGCGCGGGCATCGATGCGTGCCCCCAGCACGGATACCCCGGCAGCCTCGAACGGCGCCGCGATCGTACGGATGCCTGCAGCCCACCCATCAGACGCACCCTTGGTACTGGCCGCTTCCGCCGCGACGCGGAAGTCTTCCATCGTGCGCTCCAGCTCCAGCTGCAGCTGGCGCAATCGCCGCTGCGCCGATTCGGTCGGTGACGCCGACAACAGCGCGATCACCTGGCCCTCGGCCAGCGCCAGCTGGCGGATGATCTCCGCCATCACATTGCGCTGGATCTGCGGCAGTTCCCGTGTCCCGGCCTTTGCCGCCGCGGCGAAACGCCGGGCCTGTTCTTCGGCGTCCATCAGGCATCGCCGTCGTCGTCGGTGGGCGCCGATGCCGGTGGACGACGGGTCAGCCGCATGCCGAGCAGCTCATTGTCACCACGCTCACCGAGTTCCTTCAGCGCATTGTCGAGCTCTTCTTCCACGTCGATCTCGACGCCCAGGCGGTCAGCGATGGCTGTCACCATGCGCAAGGCCGTTTTGCGTGTCACAAGCCCCTCTTCGAGCAGGCCCGCGATCGCGCTGACGATCTGCATCAGCGAGGCCGCGTACTTGGTGATGTCCTTGTTGGTCATCTCCGGCCACTCGGTTGCCAGCGTGCCCAGGATGTCCGCTTCGTCGTTGGTCAGCTCACGATCGAGCGCACCCCAGGCGCTGCGCACCACGTAGCGTCCGATATCGGTGAGCATGTAGCCGAGCATGGCCTGGCGCATCAGCAGCACCTTCTCGGTCGGCTCGCTCATGCTCTCGCCGGTGCTGCGGTTCACGTCGCCGCCGCCGCCATACCAGTGCTCGGGGATCGTCGCACCGCCCAACACTTGGTTCCTGAAGAGCCTCGCGCCGGACGCCGCATCTTCCGACTGCAGGTCGGGCGACTTCGCTTCCCACTGCTCGCCATCGTTGTGCACCCGCACGCTGCCGGGCTTCGGCGCCGTGATGGTCCTGGCCCGGGCCTCGACCTGCTCGGGACTCGCGCCGGTCAGCGTGACATCCCACACGAACGCACGCCGGAACGCGGCGCCGTCCAGCTCGCCGAACAGGTACTGGTCATAGGCATCCAGCCAGTCGATCTGCGCCAGCAAATCACTGCGCCCGCGCGACGTGCTGCTGAGGTCGTTGACCCGGTAGTAGAAGCAGTCGCCATCCGTGAAGGTCTCACGGATCTCCCGCGTGCGCTCGGCAAACGCCGACTCCGGCACATTGACGATGATCCGGTAGCGCCGGCTTTCGCCCTTCCGGTTGCGCTTGGTCACTATCCCGATCGGCTGCTCGCGATTCTCCGGATCCGTCACGACGGTCTCGATCAGTGCCGGGTCGAGATAACCCAGGCGCACGAAGCCGTTGTGCTCATTGCGGAACACCGGGAAGCACTGCTCACCGAACAGCGCCAGCTCGCGGGCGCGCTTGGGCAGTTTCAAATCCCAGGCATTGAGCCCGTCATCCCAGTGCCGATCCAGGATGCCCTGAGCATCCTCATCCTGGATCTGCCACCGCACACCCGCCGCCAGCAGGTAGGCCACCGGCAGTTCGATCAGCCGGTTGGCCAGCAGGTTGGTCTCCCACAAATAGTGCGCCAGGCGCTGCATGCGGTCCTGCGTCATCGGCGACAGATCGCGCTGGCCATCACCGGTCAGGCGACGCCAATCGTCATCATCGGCGTCCACGTTGGTGCCGGCGGCCTCACGCAGTGGTTTCTCGGGTTCGGGGGCCGATTTGTTCCATCCCGGCGCAAATGCATAGGGGTAACGGTCGAAGAAACTGCCGTGGGGCTTTTCGCGAATATTCATAACGCTCTTTTCGGCCTCAATACGTCCATCCGTGGCGCCCCGAACGTCCCGAGGCGCTCACAGGGCCGTTCTGCGCGCCGGCCCGATTGGCGAACATGGATGTCATGCGCCGGCCGAAGCCGGCGGCGCGGTAGGTGTCGGAGTCTGCTTCGACGTCGGTGCCTGCCGCCGGCTGTGCTTCCTGCCGGGCCGCCGCCCACATCAGCACGCCGGCCACCGCGGCATCGCCGTGGCGGTCGCCGCCGTCGCTGCCCTTGGTGCGGGCATCGCTCATGCGCGGCGATCCCTTGGTGAGCACCACGCTGCGGTGATCGGCGATCCAGTCCTCATCGCCGAAGGTTTCGATGTCGCCGTCTTCGAACGCCTGGTGGTAACGGGGGAACCAGGTGTCATACCAGGCGCCAGTGAGCTGCACGCACTCCACCCGCTGCGGGCCGAGTAGCTGCAGGGCCGCTTCGGCGTGCGACTGGCCATTGCCGCGCGCGTCGAACTTCGCGTGATGGAACAGCGGCAGGTGCGTCAGCAGCCACGCCACGATCAGCTTCTGGCAATCGAACGGGATCTTGCGCAGCTCGATGCGCAACGGCGTACGCCAGCGCTGTCCACCGGGCAGCACCTGGCCGATCAGGATCGGCGACAAGTCACCATCGCGGGCAAAGTCCTGGCCCAGCACCGTGCGCTGATCCTGCGGCAGCGCAGCCACCGCAGGCGCCAGCACGTCGTCGATCCATGCCTGCGTGATGCGCAGGCGATCCGGATCCAGCACGAACTCCGGCTTCTGGCCGTACCGCAGCACCTGCAGGCCATCGGTGGCGCACTTCTCCAGCAGCAGCCGGCTGAAGTACACGCCCGTGCCGCGCATGGGGATGCATTCCAGCTCTTCGTCCGCCGCCTCGGTGGTGCGGTACTTGGCGCGCACGTTGGCGATGAACTCGGCCTCGGCCTCGGGCGACCACGGTTTCTTGGTCACCAGGCAGATGCGCTTGTACAGGCCCTCGCGCACCGCCTGGGAAAACGTCGTCTGGTGGTGCGACCAGGGCAGCTTGCCGGCCTTCACGTCCTTGAGCAGGTCGTTGAAGGGGTTGTCCTCGCCGTTGTGCGTGCCACCGATCGACACCCGGCCGCCCCAGATCAGGTAGGCCATCGCGCCGTCGATCACAGGGCCGAGGTTCTCGATGTGTCCGGCCTCATCGATGCGGGCGTGCCCCTGGCGGCCGCGCCAGTTGTAGGGCATGGCGCTGAGCGCCTCGATCTTGTGGTGACTGGCCAGCGTGATCTTGTAGCGCACCACGTCGCGGCGTTCGTTGTCGATGATGGCGTTCTCGTAAGCCACATCGATCTGGCTGCAGGCGACACCAAACCAGCGGGCGAACGTGGCGCAGTCACCGATGAACTCGGCCGCCATGCCCTGGTTGTAGCCCATGTAGAACTGGTCCATGCCGCCCTCGGCACGGGCCGCTTCGCCCACGGCCTCCGGCGCCCACGCTCCCCAGGTGAAGCCGATACGGCGTCCCTTGTCGCAGATGCGCACATCAGCCGTGTCCATGTGCCAGCGCACCTGGTACGGCAGCAGAATGCTGGGGATGTCCGATGCCGGCGCCTGTGCCAACGCCATGCCCGCGCGTTCGGCCTGCTTGTCGACGACCAGCTGCAGGGCTTCCTCTTTTTCCTCCGGCGTCACGGCGCGGCCTCGCCGTCGACCGGAATGCCCAGGAACTGCGCACGCAGCTGCGCCCAGTGCTCCGGCGACATGCCCTGTTTCTTCGCCACCTTCTCCGCGACCTTGGCCTGCCGCTCCAGCGCCTTGCGCTCGATCGATTCGCGGCGCTCGATGCTGGCCTTGGTCGAGGCTTCCATGTCGCGGATGGCCTTGGCTAACAGCATGATGTCCATCGCCTTCGGGCGGGCCGGCTGGCCATCCTTGCCCTTCGGGCCATCCTCGCTGCCGATGTCCGCGATGGTGCGGAACGCCACGGTCTTGAGCATCTCGGCCAGCAGCGCACTGACGTCGCTGCCCGGATCTTCATTGAGCTGGCTCACCCACTGGCCGGCCACCGCCTGCGCCTCGCGGTAGTGCTCCATCTGCTCGCGGGCGGATTTCACGTAGCGGCCCACCGCCGACTTGCTCACATCGGCGTCGAGCCCGTTCAGGGCGTCGGTGATCTCGTGGATCGTGCGGCCCTCGCGGATCAGGCGATGGCACAGGTCAGACAGCTCCCTGGGCAGCTGCTCGATGGACGATCGCCGGCCCATGTCAGTCCTCCAGGCACTTCACGCCGGGCACGTCCAGGTCACCGCTGACGATGTCCCGGCCGGACTGGGTAATCGTGGCGAACTCCACCCCGGCCACGTCGCGCAGCCGCGCGAACCCGTGGCGGCTCAGCCAAGCCATGTCGATGGCGACGGTGTCGGCATCCGCCTTGTAGCCCCACTGGCGCACCAGCGTGCGCACCATCGGTGCGCTGGCGCCGGTGACGTTGCTCTCGGCGAGGATCCGCAGGATGCGCCCGCGGCGAAACGGGCTCTGTTGTTCGGTCAGGCTCATGACGTACCTCGCATCAACAAGTTCTGGATCATCCGCACCTGCTCATGGATGGCCTTGGTGGTCGCGCCGGTAGCGGCTGTCTCCTTTGCCAGCGCGTTGATCTTTTCGTGCATGGGGCCGAGGTCACGCGCGGTAAGGTGCGACTGTGTCGCGACCTCGATGCGCGCGATGCCGTCCTCCACATCGGACATGCGTTTGCTCTGGTGCGCTTGCTCCGCCTTGATGTCGCTGATCGACTTGTCGACGTGCTTGCGCGTGGCCTTGTCACCGTCGTCGATCTTCGCGGCGAGGTCGCCGGATCGAGCCTTGCGCCACACCATCACGCTCACCGTGGCCGCCACGATCGCGCAGATCGATGACACGATCGCCGCCGCTGCCTGCCATTCACTCCAGCCCATCACTTGCCCCCGGTGGTTTCGTTACTTTTGCGGCCGTCGCACGGTCGGCGTTGGCTTGGTTCAACTTGCCGCGCCACTGCTCGATCTGCGCCAGTCCATCCAGCACGCACACTGCGGGCTTGCCCTGGTACTGGCAGTTCGCCGCCGGTGCGGCTGGCTCGGTGATCGGCGCGGTCAATACGGCATCGAGCGGCCGGTAGGCCGGCACCGGCACCTCAATGATGTGGGCCGGGGCTGGCCTGATCTGCCGCTTGTCCCCACAGCCGCTCAGCAACGGCAGGACACACAGGCAGGCGAGCCAGGTCCGCGCAGTCGGGCGAATCATGGGCGGCTTTCCTCATGGCAGCAGTACGGGCCGCGGTCGCGGCAGTCAGTTGGTCTTGCAGCGTCGCGTTGGCGACCAGGGCAGCGTCGGCGATCGTGTTGGCGACCTGCAGCTGTGCCCGCTGGGCATCCAGCGATCGTTGCACATTGGCCAGCGATACATTCGCCGCATCCCGCTCGGCGCGAGCCAGTGCCGTGTCGCTCTCCGCTGCCGCCACTTTCCTGTCAGCAGCCGCCTGCGTGTCACTCACGCCAGCGGCGTAACCACGACTGTGGACATGCCATTCGAGACCAGCCACGGCCAGCACCACCACGATCAGCCAGGCGATGATCTTCATCCGCACACCCTCGCTCCGGGCCACCCTGCGGCGAGATAGGCCGGCTCCAGCGTGAGCAGCACCCGACGCACATAACCACGGTTCTCGCGCCATGCAGCAACGCTGCGTGACCTCTGCTGCTCCACCTGGCCAAACCAGCGCGACGGATCATCAGCTGCCGCCCGCTCGCGGTTCCGCGCTGCCTCGCCGCCGTTGTAGGCGCTCAGCGTCATTGCCCAGCGATCGCAAGCGGTGGCCGCCCCAGATACACGGTCATGCAACCAGGCGTCGTAGCAGACCACGGCGCGGATGGACCACCCCGCGTCCCAGGGATCGGCCGGCCCCACCGATGGGCACACCGTCGGCAGCCATGCCGCCGTGCTGGGGGTGAACTGCGACAGTCCCTGGGCGTAGGGGCTGCGTGCGGACGGGTTCCAGTGGGACTCCTGGTGGATCTGCGCCGCGAGGCGTGCCACCGGAGCCTGTACGCCCCACTGCTCACCAGCAGCGCGCTCCAGCTGCAGCCGATACCGCACCGAGGCATCAGGAATCGGTACCTCGGCGGCGCTGGCCACGCTGCCAGCGATCACCAGCAGCACCAGGCCGAGCACGTAGAGCGCCATGTGGCACCAGGCCTGCCTGCGGGTGGTCTGCAGCCCGTACCAGTGGCGCCCGATCTCATGCCCCGCCATGCGCACCACGCTGATGATCACCAGCGCAATGCCCGCGAGCATGATCCACGCCGGCCCGGTCATGGCAGCAGCGCCCCGGCCAGCAGTGCGGCCGACACGATCAGCGCACGCCGCTTCCACGCCGTGCCCTCGGCGATGCCATCCAGCTCATGCGGGCGGGCGTAGGGGAAGATGATGCGGTCGACCCAGTAGCCCAGATAGGCGTACAGGCCGATGCGGCTGGCGCCCCAGATCAGCAACCCGACCTTGGCCGGGTTCAGCACCAGCACAACGGCGAACGTCACCGCGCCGAGCAGCAGCAACGGCGTGGCGCGCAGCTTGTCGCGCAGGGCAGGAATCGCCGCGTGGACGCGGGCCTTGAAGCGCTGGGATAGGGTTCGGGAAGTCATGCGGCACAAAGTGCCGCATGAGGATCACGCCGGTCTTTTAACCGGGGTTATTCGTTGTCGGGGATGATCCGCTCGACATAGATCTGGCTCGGGCGCAGCTGGCCGGATGCATCCGGCTTGGAGGTGACCACAATATCAGCCCGTACGTGAAAGCGGTTCGCCAGGTCATGTGCAGCAACATCATCGGACAGCACAAGCTTTATGCGTCGACTGAAAAGGTCGCGCACAACCCCGGCCCATCCTCTGGCACCTGAATCACGATCACTGGCGCGGATTTCGAGGTCCACGTCCTTGTACTCGATGTTCGATTCGTACTCTTCCTGCACCACTTGCCGCGGCATGGCGCGGACCGTTTCTGCAGGAATGGTCAGCTGCTGATTGCCATCGATCTCAATGGCGCCATTCGGGTCGTTCTTGGCCGGTGCGATGAAGTTGGCCGAGTCCTGCGCCAGCCGTTTCCTGTCGCTGCCCACCGCTGCATTGACGATCTGCACCAGCTGGTCGGGGTGTGTGTTGTAGGCCTCCGCACCGATGATGATGACCGTGTTCTGGGTCACTGGCGTCTCGTTTTTTGACAGCACGTAGTACGCGCCCGAAGCGACCAGAACGGCCAACGTGACACCCACGATGCTGATTCTCACGCGCTTGCTCCCGGGTAGGCCTTGCCACGCATCGCTCAAGTTACCGTCGCGAACCTTGTCGAGGAACTGGTTCATCTTCTTTGCGTCGCCGAACAGTAACCGAACAACCACTTTCTCGACCAGCGATCCGTGCTCGATGCCTTCCACCAGAATTTCGGCGCGCTTGATCTCCGTATCAAGCAGGGCGTTCATCGTCTTGGGCAGGAACTTGCTGGATATGCGCTCAAGAGCCAGCAGCGCTTCGACCACATCTTTGACCGGCACCGGTTCCTTGTTGGTGTATTTGATTTCGTGCTCAACGAGTAGTTCGAATTCTTCCTTCATCCAAGTCTCCCTTGTATCAATCGTCAAAAATGGCAGCCAGAGCCTGCCTGACTTGACCCGCCATGACGGGAAGCAATGCACCGCCAAAAATTCCGCATAGCACCGCGATCGCCAGATCAACCCCCAGGAGCTCATGACTACCGAGCCACAACGGAATCAGCACGCCGAGAAAACAGGCAGTACCGCATAGCTGGTGGATGACGATGACGCGCTTCTGTTGGGCGGCATGTTCGGCCTGCTGCTGGAGCAGCATCTCGCGCTGCGGGTAGCCGCAGCGACCGCATGCGATGGCTTCGGTGGCAATGTGCCAGCGACGGCAGCGGGGACACAGGATCAGGCCCGAATCTGCTGGTGGCTCACCCCATTCGGGGTCGTGTTCTGAAATGGTGCTTCTGTATTCGTGGTGGTCGCCCAGCATCAGGATGCTGCCATCACCCAACGTGAGGGCGCCACCGACTGCCACACTGCGTCGCAGTGCGACCACCTTGAGCACATTGTTCCCCTGTCCAGCCATTGCTCCCCCTGAAACTCACCCCGCGTGTTGCACAGCAGGGTTCGTGCCAAGGTCAACTGCCATAACAAACGGGCACCACCTGCGGCCATGAGGCGCTGTCTTCGCCACTGAACACCACACGGTAACTGTCCACGTAGAAAAGCTTGTATCCGGTGTAGCCACCCATCCTGTTGCGGGCATTCACCTCACCGCACATGTACTGTCGGCCTCCTAATTTGCGGAAGTACAACCCACGAATCCGTGCAGAATCCGGGTCGACCAGCGAATCCAACAGGATGCTCTGACGTGCATGGTAAGACGGCCAGTAAATGATGCCGTCGAGCACATTCGATGCGTGGCTGGTGTACGCCGCAGTCAGGACGCCACACCCAACCACTGCGAGCACCACGACGACGATCCATAGTTTCTTCATAACACCCCCTGATCTCGCTCCCGCTACTTGTCTCTGCGACCGACTCTCGAAGGTCACTCGATTGAATCTAGTTCAACCTTCAGGTCAGCGGCAGCGGCGGCATAGCGAGCTTTAAGGGTGCTCAACCGCTGAAGCCATGCGTACTTGGGTTCGGTGACCGAAGGCACACCGCCATCCAAGATGGCCAGCTCTGCGCTGCGCACTTTCTTCAGTTGGGCTTCTAGGTGCAGCCGTTTTGCTGCGGGTGGCATTTCCGCGTAGATGGCGCCGCGACGCTGCTTCAACGAAGCAACATTCTCCGTTGCCTTCTTGTAGTCACCATCCATGTAAGCCATCTCGTAGATGAGCTCCAAACCCTGAATTCCGATTGGGACAGTCTCCAGATAGAAGCTCAACGTCTCGCGGTCTTCGCTCGCAGTTTGAGTCTCATCCGGCGCACCGTGGGCGAGTACAGGCAAGAGCAGCAGCCATGCCAAGAAGTAGATGATTTTCCGCATGCGTCCATCCCCCCTGATTCGCGTTCTCAGCGTCGTCGTTATTTGTCGTCGCGTCCAGACCTTGATCTGATCACGTTCCCTCCTGCAGCAATAGATCCGTCCCGGGCGATCACATGCCCAGGTGCACGCGAACCTACCTGCTCAATCCGTCCTTGCTTGAGCAGCGCCAACGCGCGCTGACGATCAGTCGCGCTCAGGTCGCGATACGCACGAACCAACTGCCGTTCGTCGTCTGACAGCGTCAGCTCGCCCTCGCCATACCACTGGGGCCACAGCTCCAGCAGCGGACGGCCCGTAGCTGCCGCGATCCATTCCTCGACCTGCTTGCTTCGACTGCGCCCGCTGATGACCGCGTTGACGGAAGTCGGCGTGACGCCGAGTTCGTCCGCAACGTCTTTTTGTTTGTGCCCCGCAATGGTGAGCAGTGCCTTGATCTGTGCCGGATGCATCGAAAGTCCCCAATGGGCTTGACAAGATGAACGTCTGAACTTAGGCTGCGTTCAAACAGTAATAAATGAACTTCATTTGTGATGCGCGAACGTTTTGCGCATGAACTACGGATCAACTCGTCACATGCAGCCATCCGTCATCAAAGCCGTCCTGAAGCTGCGAGGTATCTCGCAAGCAGACATCGCGAGGCAGTGTGGTCGGTGTGCGCCATCTCAGGTGTACCAGGTCATCGAAGGCATCGCGCGCAGCAAGAGGATCGAGATGCGTATCGCCGCCGCAAGCGGCTTGTCGCTCTCCGACCTGTGGCCGCAGTGGTACGGCCCCGACGCCAAACCGCGCAGTCGCCGCGCCATCAATAAAGCCCAGCTCGCTGACGCGCTCCGCGCGTTGGGCGGCTGAACCACGGATCCAAGGGGGGATACGTCCATGCCTGTCACCAAACCCGTAACGGGACTCAGCTTCGGCTACGCCGCTGCCATGCGTCTGGCCCGGGAACTGACTCCGCGCCACAGCGGCGAGCCGATCAACGACTACCAGCACCGCCTGGAGATCGCTGCCTGCACGCTGCTGAAAGCCAGCGTGCAGCGCGGCACGTGGCTGTTCCGGTATCTCACCGTCATGCATCTGTTTGTTGCTCCGTCGGGTCGCGAGGGAGCGTTGCGTTATGCAGCACTTGAAGCGCTGCATCCAGGAATTCATTCGCCTGACGGGCTTCTGGGTGATCGCGAAAAAGCCTCTGGCCGTCCAGCGCTATCTCTTGTGCCAATTGATCGAGGTCCAGCAGACCTTGCTCCTGCAGCTTGCTGGCCAGTCCAACAAAAGCCAGCCGCAGCGCGGCGATCTGCCCATCCCGCTGGGCGTCCGTCCACGGCGGAAAGTCAGCATCCAATCCGCCGATTCGCAGGGCACCTGTTGAGTCGTCTGGTTCGTGTGTCATGGCTTTCCCGGATCGCGTGAGGGTGATGCTCATGCGACTTTCGTTTGAGTATGGATCATTGCACAACGTGCAAATCCCTTTCGCAAGGGCAAATGTTCGCCGCGATTGGAACAGCGCCACGCCAGCGCCCATGCGGGGTGCGCAATGAGCCGCCGAAATTGGAAGACCTGGCGCCCCACCAGCCTGCAGGAAGCGGTCGAGGGCTGCGTGCAGTTCGCCCAGGACAACCACCGCCGATCGGTGGATCGCCTCGCGGATCTGGTCGGTGAGTCCAAGTGGACCCTCTACAAGTGGATCCAGAGCGGCGGCATCCCGGCCAAGAAGATCGCCGGGTTCGAGCTGGCCTGCGGCCGCGCCTACATCACCGAGTACCTCGCCACCAGCGCCCGCAAGCTGGTGATCGACCTGCCTACCGGCCGGCTTCCGGCAGGCAGCGACATTCATGCGCTGCAGGAATCCTGCACCGCTGCCATCGGCGCGCTGCTGCGCTTTGCCGAGGGCAAGGCCGATGCGGCCGACACCTCTGACCACCTGACTGCTGCGATGACCCGGCTGGCGCACGAGCGCGCCCAGGTCGAGCGGCATGCCCAACCGGAGCTCTCGCTGTCATGACTGACCAATTGCTCACCCGTCTCCAGCGACGACTGGATGCCTGCGCCCTGTGCCAGCTGCGCGCCGAAGCGGCGCGCCTCGCCACCGAAAATGAAGCGCTGCGTGCACGCGTGGCATACCTCGAAGACAACGCAGAATTCTGGAGCCGCGAAGCCACCGACATGCACCTGCAATTGTGTGAGGTGCGGGGCGCCCGGCCGGCGATCGACCAGACCGGTCGTCTGGTGGTGTCATGAGTGGGCCCAACTACATCAATGCCGCGCAGCAGCGCGTGCTGAAGATCCTGATGTTCCTGGCTGGCCACGAGCTGGTGGGCCTGATGCCCAGCGAGCTGGCCAAGGCCATGCACACCAGCGCCAGCAACATCACCCGCGACCTGGCCAATCTTCGCGCAGCGGGGATGGCCGAGCAGGTGGCCGATACCGGCGGCTGGCGTGTCACCCCCCGCGTAGGGCAGATCGCCCTGCGCGTCATGAATGCCTACGGCGAAGCCAAGCGGCGGGTGGAAGAAACCGCCCAGCGCTTCTCCGTCGATCGATAACCCAAGGAGAGACCTATGGCACGCCCATCCCGCGCGCGCAGCGCCGCTGACATCAACGCGATCGACCAGACCATCGATCACGCCGCCCTGGCTGATGCCGGGCAGGCAATGGCGCAGATCGGCGCCAACGTCGCTGACGTCGAGCGCGAGTACGGCATCGACATGCCGTATTCGCTGGACCTGTATATCCAGACAATCCGACTGAAGGCCGCCGAGTCGGCGCAACGGCTGATCGAGATCGGCCAGATGCTGATCATCATCCGTGAGCGCGAGCCGCAGGGCACCTTCCACTCGGCACTGGAGCAGATCGGCTTCGGCGTGCGGTTCGCCCAGCGTGCGATGCAGACCGCGGCGAAGTTGCACAACCTGCCGCGCGTGCAGAACCTGGGCGTGAGCAAGGCGCTGGAGCTGCTCAGTGAGGATGACGACACGCTGGAAGCGCTGGAAAACGGCGGCACCCTGGCAGGGCTCACGCTCGACGAACTGGACAGCCTGACCGTGCGCGAGCTCAAAGCCACGCTGCGGGCCGAGCGGGCCGAGCGGTCCGAAGAAAAAGCCGCCGATGAAGAAATCATCCGCGCCAAGGATGATCTCATCAACAAGCTCACTCGCGACCACCAGCGCAAGAGCCGCCAGAAAGAAGAAGAGGACACGCTGCGCAAGGCCGCCGAGGGGATTCTGTTTGCTGCTGATGAGGCGGTAGTCAATGCTGGTTCGCATATTGCCAAAGTGCGCAAGGCATTCGGCGATGTCGAACAGCTCTATGCCGATGCCGGGCTGGTGGTCGATGCCGATGTCACCGCGCGGCTGGAAGCCAATGCTCGCTGGGCAGCCGACCAACTGAGCGAACTCGCCGAGATGGTGGGCGAGTAACCATGCACCCCGCCGAACTCGACCAGATGGACTACCTGCGCCGCTTCGCGCTGCGCTTGCGCGCGGCCGGTCACGGCGAGCGCGGGCCGCTGGTTGCGGAGGCGATGAGCTGGCTGGGCATCAGCAAGGAAACGCTCTACAAGCGACTGAAGACGGTCGGCTGGAGCAGTGGCCGCAAGCTTCGCGCCGACAAGGGCGACAGCCGCGTCAGCGAGAAGGAAGTGAAGGCGGTGGCCGGCATCCTGCGTGCCAGCCACCGCCAGACCGGCAAAGAGCTAACACCGGTCCGCGATGCCATCGACATCGCCCTGGCCAACGAACTGCTCGCCGAGCGCGTTGCGCCTGAGACGATGCTGCGCCTGATGCGCCGGTACGACTGCCACCCGCGCCAGCTGGCGCGGCCCGAGCCGCACGTGAACATGCGCAGCCTGCACCCGAACCACGTGTGGCAGCTCGATGCCTCGGTGTGCGTGTTGTATTACCTGCGCAATGGCCGCGTCGGCGTGATGGACGAACGCAAGTTCAACGTCCGCAAGCCACGCGACCTGGCCAGGGTGAGCAACAAGCGCGTGATGCGCTACGCCTGCACCGACCACACCACCGGCAACGTCCTGTGTCGCTACTACAACGTGGCTGGCGAAGATCAGCAGACGCTGTTCGAGTTCCTGATGTGGGCCATGCACCGCACGGATGGCCACGTGATGCACGGCGTGCCCTGGATGCTGGTGTGGGATGCCGGCAGCGCCAACATGAGCCACGCGATCAGCGCGTTGCTGACCGCGCTGATGATCCGCCACTGGGCGCATGTGCCGGGCAATCCCCGGGCCAAAGGCCAGGTAGAAGGCGTACACAACATCATTGAGCGCAAGTTCGAGGGTTTGCTGACCTTCGCCCGCATCGACAGCGTCGAGCAGCTCAACGCCGAAATGGACCAGTGGCTGCGTGCCTTCAACGGCACGGCCATCCACAGCCGGCACAAGCACACGCGTGACGGCCTGTGGCAGACGATCCGCCAGGACCAGCTGCGCCTCTGCCCGCCCGTGGAACTGTGCAAGGTGCTGATGCACAGCAAGCCGGTGGAGCGCACGGTCAAGGGCAACCTCACCGTGCAGTACACGATCAAGGGCCAGGAGCCTGCGGTCTATTCCGTGGAGCATGTCCCGAACGTGCGCGTCGGCGAGACGGTCACCCTCGCGGTCAACCCGTACCACGTCCCCAACATCTTCATCATCGGCCAGGCCGACGACGGCTCCACGCGCTACATCGAGTGCGAGCCCATCGCCACCGACCACGCGGGCTTCTTCGTTACCTCGCCGGTGTTCGGTGAGAGCTACGCCAGCAAGCCCGACACTGGCGTCGACACGGCCCGCAAGGACCTCAACGAAGCGGCATATGGCGAGCGCGACACGCTCGATGCGATCGCCGCCCGCAACAAGGGACGCCTCGCCTTCGACGGCCAGATCGACCCCTTCAAGCATATCCACGCCAAAGCCGCCGCTGCCCCCAGCCACATTCTGCGCCGCGGCACGGAGATGGATGTGCCGGATCCCGTGCACGTCGAGTTGCGCCCGCTGACCCACGTCCAGGCGCTGTTCGAGCTGCGCGCACGGCTCGGCCGCAAGGTCGAGCCCGCCGAAGCCGCCCTGGTACGCGAGCTGTACCCCGACGGCGTCCCCGAAACCGACCTCGACGCGCTGGCGGCTCGCATTGCCGAGCCGGTGCCACCGCAGCGACCTCGCCTTTCTGTCGTGGGCTGAGCCCACACCACACGGAGTGACACGCACATGAAAGCCAGCTTCCGCTTCACCGCCCCCAACATGCTCGCCGAGGCACAGGCCGGCAACCTGTTCGTCCCTCTCGGCCCTGACCTGGTCGAATGCGTCTGCACCCTGCGGTGCATCGCCAGCCCCGATGGCCCGCGTGCCGACATGCCGGCAGCCGCTCGCTTCAACCCCGACGCGGAGCTCGCGGTGGTTGTGCTGGCCTGCCGCGTCGGCCGCGGCGAGCCGGAGTACTACCCGCCGGGCTACGTGACCACGCTGCCCGGTGCCGCCCCGATCCAGTTCCTGCAGTTGAGCGCACCGCTGCAGCTGCAGGCCAGCAACGGGATTCAGGACGTAGCGCACAGCGCCGGCCTGCCGCCCTGTGCGGAGGCTCCGCGCCCGGCGCCGCTGTACGCCGATCTGGATGCCATGCAGCGCGACATGGACATGCTCCACGTGATCAACAGCAGCCGCATCGACGCACTGAGCCGGCATCGCCATGCGCTCCATGCCTCCGCCGTGGCCCCGGAAAGCCTCGCCCGCCCGGAGCTCGCCTCGCGCCTCTGACCCCTTCCGCTTCACCCACTGATCTGGAGATCAGCATGCACGCACACGCCGTTTCCGCCGTACCCGCCCCGAAGTCGCTCAAGCCGGTCTCATCCATCCGCCCGGGCCAGCACTTCCTCCGTCTCGATTCGCCCAACGAAGTCCTGGTGCTGGTCTCGTTCGCCGGCATGGAGGCAGCTGATTCGCTGTTCCTCTGGGCCGTTGTTGTGGCCACCAACCACGACAGCGCTGGCTACGTGCCCGGTCAGCTGCTCAAGATCGCACGCAACACCCACGTGAGGCCGGTGCACGAAGTGCGCCCGGCCGCCTACGCGCGGGAGCAGTGACGTGCGCATGGGCCGACCGATCACAAGCGAGCTCAGCGCACGGCCGTACCAGCTGCACGCTGTGCTGCTGCGCCACGGCATCCCCCAGGGGGACCTGCGCAAGGCGATGGTCTACGAGGCCGGCAGCCGTGCCGGCCAGCCGCTGGCCAGCAGCACGGTATCGCAGCTGCTCACGCGGCATGTATGGCCACGCACCGTGCACCCCGACACGCTCAAGCGCCAGGTGGCCGAGTTCCTGCGCAGCCGTGGCGTCGGCGAGGACGAAATCGCCATCGCGTGGATCCCTGAAGGCGAAACCACAGAACAGACACCCGACAGCTCGCGCGGCCTGTTCCGCGCAGCCAAACCTGTCGAGCCGAAGCCGGCCGACGACCAGATTCCCCTACCGGAGGCCGAAATGCTCAGTCCCGCTGCTCGCGAACACTTCCACCTGGTGCGCCATCCCTTCGTCGACGACGTGCAGGGCCCCCAGGACGTCTATCTCAGCAAAGACCAGCGCTACGTGCGCGAGTCGATGTACTACGCGGCCAAGCACGGTGGCTTCGTCGCGGTGGTGGGCGAGTCCGGCAGCGGCAAGAGCACGTTGCGTCGTGACCTGGTCGATCGCATCCGGCGCGACGACGAACCGATCGTGGTCATCCACCCGCAGACCGTGGACAAGCGCGTGCTCACTGCGGCTCACATCTGCGATGCGATCGTCGCCGACCTGAGCACCGAGGTGCCCAAGCTCAGCCTGGAAGCCAAGGCGCGCCAGATCCAGCGCCTGCTGTCGAGCAGTGCGCGCACCGGCAACTCGCACGTGCTGATGATCGAGGAAGCCCACGACCTCAGCGTGAGCACGCTCAAGTACCTGAAGCGCTTCTGGGAGCTGGAGGACGGCTTCAAGAAGCTGCTGGGCATCATTCTGATTGGCCAGCCGGAGCTGGGCGACCGCTTGGATGAACGCCGCAACTACGACGCCCGCGAAGTCATCCGCCGCATTGAACAGGCCCGCCTCAAGCCGCTGAACGGCAACCTGGAGGAATACCTCACGCTGAAGTTCAAGCGCATCGGCACGCCGCTCTCCGCCGTTTTCGAGCCGGACGCCTACGACGCCATCCGCGCCCGGCTGACCCGCCGCCGCCAGGGCACCAACGAAATCGAAACGCAGATGTACCCGCTGGTGGTGCAGAACCTGATCGTCAAGGCGATGAACCAGGCCGTGGAGCTCGGCCTGGAAAAGATCAACGCCGATCTGATCGGGAGGGTGTGATGGACGCCGCTCTCTCGGAGACTTCAGTAACTGAACTACTCGCCGCCTCGCGGGAATACGTCGCAGTATCGCTGCCGTTGTCCCCGGAGTGTGAGCCTGCTCTGACTCGCCTCGAACGAGCATTTTCGCTGTTCGGTGATACCCCCGACATTCAGCCGGACGACTTGCGTGGCATGGCGGGGCGAATTCGTGAGCTCGAATCAGACCTGACCTCGCTCAGCACCGAGTTGGACAGGTATGACTCGCGCCTCGCGCGTATCCATGACCTGCTTCGCTCGACAGGTGATTTTGCTGTCGGCAACGGTCCAGATCCACTGGAAGGTGAGGTTCAGTCGAAGCTGGCGGAGCTGGCCCCGACCAAGCGCGTAAAGCGCAAGAGGGGCACGTCATGAGCGCCGGCCTGTGGCACCGCATGCGTGAGGGACTCATCGCCGCGGGCGAGCCTCTCACCGCCCGCGAACTGGCCGAGCGCATCGGCGACAGCGATGAGTTGTTCGCCGTGCGCAACATCCTCTACATCAACCGCAAGCACGGGCAGCACGTCGAACGTGTCGCACCGCGCCAGCCTGGCGGTGAATACCGCTGGCGCCTGATCCGCGATGCCCGTGTCCAGCACGTCTATCGGAGGCGCGCATGAACCGCTACCCCGACGAAACCCTCAACTACTGGGCCGACATCTACGTCGCCCGAAAGGTGAAAAGCCACGGCATTTCCCTGGAAGCGTTCCTCGCGTACCCGCACCAGATGCTGGCCCGCGTGGAACGCGCCGAAGCTGCCGCCCGCCTGCTGGCCCGACCGATCCAGCACCGCGCCGAGCGCCGCGCCGACAACCAGCTGCGCCAGCGCGGTCAGCTGCTGATGCAGAAGCTGTGGCACGGCAGCCGCCGCCGCAATCGCGCCGACGCGCCACTGCCGAGCCGGAGGTAAGGCATGCGCGTCACGTGCCCCAGCTGCTGCGCCAGCTTCAGCCTCGACGTCGCCCTGCAGATGGATGCCTCCCGCGGCGCACTGCTGCGCGCCCTGCACATGCCCGCGCCGCTGGCCGGGCTGTGGGCGCAGTACCTGGGCATGTTCCGGTCGAAGAACAGGGCGCTGGCCCACGACCGCGCCGACCGGATCATGGCCGAGCTGGTGCCGATGCTCGACGCCGGCACGGTCACCCGCAATGGCAACACCCGTCAGGCGCCGATCGAGCTGTGGCGTGCCGCGCTGGAGCAGATGGTGGATCTGCGCAACGCGGACAAGCTGCAGCTGCCGCTGAAGACCCACGGCTACCTGCTGGAAATCGTCTTCGCCGCCGCCGAGCGTAGCGCCGCGAAAGCCGAATCCCAGGTGGAAAAAGAACGCCAGCAGGGCAAGCACCGCACTGCTGCTGACCAGTCGATGGCGCGCCGCAGCCGCCTCGCTCAGATCCAGGGCGACTACCGCCTGAAGATCATCGACCGGGAAACCGCCGAGCTGCGGCTCGCTGAAATCGACTTCCCGCCGGAGGCTCTCGATGTCTAATGAACTCACCCGCGACACGCTGCTGGTCGCGCTGCGCCAGCACATCGGCCGGCGCCACGGCGTCACCGCAACGGCGCTGTGCCGCCAGGTGCTGGGCACCCAGCCCACCGGCGGCGACGAACGCCAGCTGCGCACCCTGGTGGTGGAGCTGCGCCTGGAAGGCCACCACGTCTGCGCCCACCCCCGCGACGGCTACTTCCTCGCCGCCAACGCCGAGGAACTCGAGGAAACCTGCAGCTTCCTCAAGTCGCGCAGCATGTCCGGCCTGCAGCAGATCAGCGCGATGAAGCGCGTGGCAATCCCTGACCTGATCGGCCAGGGGAGGCTGCCGTCGTGAGCCGCGTAGTGACCGAACGGGATTTCAGGGATCCACGCTTCCGCGACGCGGACCCCGCTGACTACGAGTTTCGTGACGATGGCCAGATCGTCCGAAAGGATCGCTGGGAAATGGGAATCCGGCGCATCCGGGGGCATCTCGGTGACACGCGTCGTGAGTTTGAGATCGACGACATCGTTTCAGCAGTGGAAGCGCTGGTGTCGACCATCGAGAAGCCCGCGGAGGATCTCCGAATGACCTGCGCCTGCATCCCCAACATCAACCGCCAGATCGCCGCCAACGGCTCCGAGCTGCACACCCTCACGCCGCACCACGCCGACGGCACCACCGGCACGCCGCGCGTGCTTGTCCGCACCCGCTTCATTGACCCCGCCACCGAAAAGCTCCCGCCCATAGCCGTGGCCACCCACTGCCCATTCTGCGGCACCAAATACGAGGACTGATCACCATGCAAATGCAAGACATCGAACAGCGCGCCAAAGTCTTCGCCAATGCCCGAGACGAACTCGCCAGCCGCCTGCAGGATCTGCGCGACGAACAGGACGCCGCCAAGCGCCGCCGCCTGCAGGGCATCAAGAACTCCCTGGCACGCTTTACCGCTGCACATGGCGAGCTGAAAGAAGCCATCGAGTCCAGCCCGGGCGAATTCCGCTCGCCCAAGACCCGCGTACTCCACGGCATCAAAGTCGGCTTTATGAAGCAGCGCGGCAAGCTGGAAATCAGCGACGTCGACACCGTCGTCAAACTGATCCGCAAGCACTTCCCCGACCAGTTCGACGCCCTGGTCAAGACCACCGAGAAACCCGTCTCCGCCGCCCTCAGCAACCTGCCGGCCAGCGACCTCAAGCGCCTGGGCGTGCGCATCACCGACGACGTGGACGCCGTAGTGCTCAAGGCCGTCGACGGCGAGCTCGACAAGCTCATCAACGCCCTGATCAACGACGACGACATCGAGGCAGCGCGGGCATGAGCGACACGCTGACCAGGAAAGACCAGGTGCTCGCCGTGATCAAAGCCGGCGGCAAAGCCCGCCTCACAGGCCGTGCCCGTCTGTGGGCCCTCGTGGACAAGGACGGCCACGAGGTGCCCGCATGGCAGACCGCCATCAAAAGCGCCGTCTCCCACCTGGCCGGCGACAGTGGCCAGCCTGTCGAACCTGAACGGATGCGCGAACGTTCGCGCATCGACGCATAGGAGTCCGACTGCATGTTTTTCCGCAATCTCACCCTGTTTCGCTTCTCCCCGGCCGTAGCCGCCGATCTCGACCGCCTCGACGAAGTGCTGGCCGATCATCGGCTGCGTCCCTGCGGTCCGCTGGAGATGTTCACCAAGGGCTTCGTGCCGCCGCTCGGCCGCGGCGAGAATCAGCCGCTGACCCATTCGGTCAAGCAGTGCACGCTGATGACCGTGGGCGGTGAGGACAAGCTGTTGCCGGCCGGCGTGATCAACGATGAGCTGCAGCGCAAGGTGCAGAAGATCGCCGAAGAAGAAGGCCGCCGGGTCGGTGGCCGCGAGCGCAAGCGACTCAAGGAAGATCTGCTCACCGAACTGCTGCCGCGCGCCTTCGTGCGTGATTCCCGCATGTCCCTCTACGTGGACAAGAAGAACGGCTGGCTGGTCATCGACAGCTCCAGCCGCAAGTCGGCCGAGAACGCGCTGAGCCAGGTGCGCGAGGCGCTGGGCAGTTTCCCTGCAGTGCCGCTGGCACCGGAAGAAGGCCCCCGCGTGCTGATGACCGACTGGCTGGCCACCGGCAACCTGCCGGCAGGACTGTCCCTGGGCGACGAATGCGAGCTGCGTGATCCGTCCAGCTCCGCCGGTGCAATCAACATCGCCCGCCGACAGGACCTCGACGCCGACGAAATCAGGGAGCACCTGCGCTGCGGCAAACAGGCTTTCAAGCTGGGTCTGACTTTCGGCGATCGCATCAGCTTCGTGCTGGGCGAAGACCTGATCATCCGTAAGCTGAAGTTTCTCGACGGCGTGTTGGACGACATGGGTAACAGCCATGAGGACGCCCAGGCCGAGCTCGATGCCAGTTTCGCTCTGCAAACGCTGGAACTGGAGCGCCTTCTGGCCGGACTGGCGGAGTGGTTCGGCATTCCTCGCCCGGCGGACGACTGACGATGGATCGCAAGCCGATGCCCGGCCGCAACAACCACCTGGCCATGATCCACATCGCCGCCCAGCAGCTCGGTCTCGATGACTCGACCTACCGCGACATGCTGTGGACCGTCGCCCGTGTGCGATCGGCAAAGGACCTGGACAACGCCGGCCGTGAGGCCGTGCTCAAACACCTGGCCGCCTGCGGCTGGAAGGATCCACGCCATGCCAGCCACCGCCGCCCCGCCTACCGCAAGGGCAGCCAGGCGGCGCTGATCCGCCACCTGTGGACCCGGCTGGCGCATGCCGGAGCGGTCCAGGACGGCAGCGACAAGGCCCTGCGCACCTACGTGCGTACCCAGTCCGCCGCACACCATCCCCAGCGCCTCGGCTGGGACGATGCCAACCTGCTGCCACGCTCCGTCGCCAGCCACGTCATCGAACACCTGAAGCAATGGTGCGAGCGGTCCGGAGTCCGCCGCTGA